GTTAAAGAAAGTTTAGTTGCACCACCAACTGTCGCTGTTCCAGCATCAAATTTCAATGTATCACTATCATCATCATCGAAACATATAGACCATTCTGGAGCCCCTACACCTGTATGATTATATAATATTAAACCTGCATCGTTTGTTGTCCCTCTTAAATGCATTTTACAAGAACCTGCTGAATTTGTAAATTCATAAGAACTACCCCCTGTGAATGCTAATTTTCCATCTGTGGTATTTGCAACAGCCTCTCCATTTCCAAATGTTAAATTATTTCCACTAACTGTTAAATCACCTGCGATTGTAACATTATCACTTGTATCTAAAGTAATAGTTGAACCACCATCAGAAGCTTTTATTATATTAGAACTTAATTGAATAGTATCAGCAGTTAATGTTCCCGTTGTTAAAGCATCAGTCGAAGTAACAGTTGCCCCTGCTTTTGTATTCCCTTGTGCTGACCATGTTGTTGATGTTGATGACATTTATTCTCCTATAATCTAGGCACTGATAAATGCCTAACTCCTGTTTTTCTAAGTGGATATTGTTTTATCATTTTATCATACATTTTCCTAAAATATTGAGCTTTTTCTAAATCGCCTATATCTTCAAACATTCTTGATTTTATATAACATAATACAGAAGGATGCATTCCAGAATCAAGTCCTGCATCAGTTTTTAAATCATCAGTTTGAGCATCAATTGTTTCATATTTAGAATGATAAGTTATTCTTAAACCATTCGAAACATCAGAATCTTGATAAGTATCATATTTTTCTTTAGTTCTTTCTCCTGAAGTTGCAGTAGTATCTTGAGTTAATATCGCAACTCTATTATCATCATTATACCATGAAAAATAACTATTAGGATATGTTCTTTTATTTGTTGCCATAATTTTCTTATTTTAACGAATCTTCATCTTCGTCAGTATCTCCTCTTAATAATTTATGGGGGTCTGAAAGTTTTGGTATCATTATGTACCTATCATTCGTATCAAGTATTTCTACTCTTGTAATATCAATAACATTATCAGACAATTCATACCATCTCTTTTTTTCTTCTAAATTTGTTGTTGCAGAAACTGTATAATTTCTTTTATGAGATGCAATATCATCCAATGCATCATTAATTAATTGAAACATATATTGTTCTGGTTGTCTCCCAAACATTTTTTCAATTTGTTCTATAATATTTTTTGCTGTCATTATCTTTCTCCTCTTTGAGGCTGAGTAGTTTTAGGTAAAAATGCAGCTAAAGCTTCACTGTATTGTGCTTTTAATGTTTGAATCATTGGCATATATATTTCAGGGTCTTCTTCAATATTTAATTGATATTCTGCTGCAGTAATAGCTGCTCTTAGAGGAACTAAATGTTCAGCTTCATCTGGAAAATTTGAAATAGATGTTGAAAGATGAGGCCTGTAAGTCCCATCCCAAGCTGTTGAATTGGGAGGATATGATAAATAATGTACCCTTGCAGGTTGATTTGCAGTTGGGTCAGGCTTTACAAATAATTTTGGGTCTCCTCCAGTATCACTTTCAATCCAATATACAGGGTCAGTTGCACTTGCTTTATATAGACTTGTTGAATCACTTGATGAACCACCAAAAATTGGATTAATTTCTCTACATCCAACATGATAACCATTATCAGCATTTTCACGAGTTACATGAAATATATCTCCAGCTGAATCTAAATCCATTGGAGTAGAGGAAGTCAATGCTCCTATTTTAACACATTTCATTTTTAATTCACGAGGAAGCATACTAATAATTTCTTTTGCTGCATCAACTAACCATCTGTCGGCCATAACAGCATAAGTATCTCCTGTTTCTGTTGTCCCAGAATCATCATCTGCATTAAATCCTGTTAAGGCATGTATTTGTGCTGCATAATCCCAAGCCATTATCTAGCATTCCTATCTGCAATATCTTTATCCATTGTTGTTTGACTAAATTCCACCTGTGTTTGTCCACTCCATGTTGTTCTCATATTTATATGGTCAGAAACTTTTCCTGTTATACCAAATATTTTACCACATTTACATTCAGGTATCTTATTTGGAACAACCTCTACACTTAAACCACAATCACAATAATAAGTTCTCATTATTTCTTTTTCTTTAAAAGCTTCGTAGGCTTATCAGGCATAGGTTTAGGTCTTTTAGGTTTATCGCCAGGTTTATAAGGTAAAGGTTTAGGTCTTTTAGGTTTCTCTTCTTTACCATAATTTTCCATTTTTTCCCATATTTCTTTCACCTTCTCAAATTTTGACTTTTGTTGCTTAGCTCTAACTGCTCTTCCACCAGCTTCATATTTATCTACAATATTGTATCCAGTTTTTCCACCACCTGCATGTGTAGTTACACTTCTTTGTGCACCATCGCTCATAGGTACTTTTCCGCCTTCTGCATATCCTAAAGATATATTTGAACGCATACCTGGAGCTTCTGATGCTTGCTCTGTATAATCAACTTGCTGCCCTGTTGCTTGAGCATATTTTTCCGCAGCTTTAATTCCTTCCGCATCATATGGAAAGCTTACTGCTTCGTTTCCTTGTCCTACTTTTGGCATATCTTACTCCTTTTTACTTCGTTTTCTTGCATCAATACTCGGTGGTAATTTACCATGTGTATTGATATATTCCAAATAAGCCTCCGTCTTGGGATTGACAGAGCTTTTCTTAATTATATATTCACCACCTTCAACTTCAATAGGTATCCCACCTTCTGCATGTGAAGGTCCATTAAGCATTCCGCCTTTTATATATTTCTTTTTCTTAGGCATTACTAAGATGTTGGTATACTATAATTCATAGCTACAACCATAGTAAGTATTCTATCACCATTTAAAGCACAGTGACTTACAGAAACAACTATATTATTTGCATCATCTAAAGCTGCTATATAATCTTGAACATCTCTAGCAATAGTTCCAGTATCTCCATCTTGAGCTCCTTCACTTGCATCATGTATAAAAGTTTTTACTTTTGTATTTGTATCGCCATACGCTGCCATTATTTTCTCCTATTATTAAAATTAAAATCTTTAGTAGATTCGGGAGTCGCCCTTTATACGACAACTCCCATAGTTCTACAAAACTATTAAGCTTTATTAATTCAGCTTTTTATTGGTCAGCAAAAGTAATTGCAGTATTAGTTGCCGAAATAACATTTCCATTAACATACCATAGTAATCCATCACATACGAACTTTACGAAAGTTCCACATTCAGGAGTTAAAACACCCATTTTAGAATTACTACTATTATTGGAATCAACTACAGCACTAAGTTCACCATCTGTATCAGCATGATGAGCACCACCAACAAAATAATTAGTGTCAGAACCTGTAGTAAATAACCAATCATGAGCATCAGCAGCAGTACCACTATACCAAAATTCGTATGTAAGTCCTACTTCTTCTGCTGGAAGAGTTATTGTGCAATCAGCTGTTAAATCAGGCATACTATGAATTTTGCCTGAATCTGCAGCTAATATTGTATAAGTTGCCGCATCTGGAACTTTAACAAGACCTTCTGCATTACCACCATAACTATTGCTATTTTCATTTATAATATCACTTCTCATTAGATTGCCTCCAAGTTAATAACTGCGTGAGATTCAGGAAGAGATATTTCAAGACCAGCTTCGGTCAATATCATATCTTTTCTTAAATCCTCATCAGCTTGTTGAACATTAGTTGTAATTGATGTGTCACGATTAACACCATTTCCAATAAGAGGTCTATATGAAACATGGTCAAGGTCAACAAAACACATAAGCCCTGAAGAATTATTTCTGAATAATGGTTCTTTAATTAATGTACAATCACCATGAACAGTTTCAATTTTCATAACTTTATGCCCAAATGTACCTTTAACTGCTTCAAAATTATACGGAGTAGTTGTGCTAGTGCTTTCTTTTGCAAATCCATTTATTTTATTAAAATGAGATATTACAGGTAAAGAAGCTAAACATAACTTACTACTTGAACCACCTCTTGCAGGGTCATACATAACTTCAAATGCACCAAGCAAATTATCATAAGTCATTTCACTTGTTGCCCATCCACCTAAGTATGGTTTATCTTCAGCGTATGCAGCTAATGCTCCACCACCTGTATTTGTACCATTTTGAAGTATATGACCAACAATACCTTCAGTATATTGGATTCCACTTTGAGAACCTCTCATACCAAAAAGCATTGCTCTTTCAATGTCAACTTTATGTTCTCTTAATTTAAGATTCCAAT